TGAGTGGATCAGGTTCTATCCTGGCCCTTTTAAGCGGCCTGATTCCGTTAAATGGGTTTTCCCGGATATAACCATTATCAGCGGCAAACTGAAACATGCCCGCCATGGTGGTCATGTAATAGTTTGCTGTCGCCACACTCAAACCGTTCTTCACCGATCCCCCCGACAACATATCTTTCCTGACATACAACAGATCTTCCCTGTTCACGGATGAAGCAAGCTTGTTTCCACCAATCCTCAGCAGCATATTCCTTACAACCGATTCATATCGGTCCAGAGCATTAGCGCAGATCTCCAGCCGTTTCAGCTCCAGCCATTTTTCAGACAGAAATTTCACGGTGATATCTTTCTTGCAGATGCCGAAAGTTTTCAGGTTTGGCGAATTGGGGAATTGCGCCGCATAGTCAAAGGTCCCCATGCGGATAGCGAAACAAACTGACGTTCGCAGTTCCCCGGCCACCTTCCTGTTTTTAGCGGTGTCAGGGACACCGAGATTTTCCCTGACACGCTTACCTTTAAAAATGAACCATATGCGGAGTGATTTTCCGTGGTTCTCAACGCCCGTTGGGTATGATTCTTTACTCATTTATCCCTCCCGACGTCCAGGAGCGTTGCAAGTTTACCTGTTTCATACCGCCCGATCACCCAATGGTTGCTTTTGCGCCTGAATCCATGCGTCCACCGCTTTGCGGTTGTACATGCATTCGCTGGTTGGCTTTGGCTCTCCTTCAGGGGAAACGTGCTTATACTCCCGGCCAAGCAGCCAGGATGATTTACGGGCCCGTGTAATAGTGCCGCGCTTCATCCCGGTGACCGCCATCAGCAAGTCCTCTGAAACCCATTCGTTTGGCTCGATCTGGATAATTGTCTGCATTTATCACCTCCGATGCTTACCGCGTAATTCCTCTTCTTCTTGACAGTCAGCACAGCGCTGGCATCCCGCCACCAGTTCCCTGCGCCGCTCGGGTATCTCTTCCCCGCAGTCGCGGCAGTGAGTAGCCGAAACCGCCGAATGGTTGATGCGACATTTCGCAATGGCGGCTTCCCGCTGGAGTTCCGCTAACTCGTTGGCCTGATCGATGATTTCTGCGCTCATGCTGCACCGCCTTGCCAGTCGACCAAAAATTAACAGTCTTTTTTATGCTCGTTACAAGACCAGATCACTTCGTCGTCACCACGGAAAACATTTACTTCCACCGTGGTTTTAAACTTCGCAACTGCACCGCACTTGCATTTGGCAGAGGTATTTTTGCTTTTGGCGGCAACACTGCCGACTCTTGGGTATTTGCTCATGATTCCACTCCATACCGCCCATTCATGCGGCCAATAACACTGACAAATTTGACTAAGCTGACGCCCATCGGCCGGACCTTCTCGTAGTGCCTGCGAAGGATGGGGGGGCATACAGCGTTCCACTTCGGTTTAGGCTTTACGCTCATCGCTTTGGTTATCTCTTCTGCGCAGCGACGAGCCTGGGCGCGGAGAGCGTTTTCTTTTTCTTCTGGCGTCATGCAGCCTCCAGATTCCCGATCCGCTTTAACTCAGCCAGCGATATGGACGTGATGATGTGTCGCGGGGTGATGTACGGGCGCCAAATAAACAGGAGCGAGCCTTTTGGGTTGCTCTGGCGCTTTCCTGTAACGGATGCAGGAACAAACTGAACACGGCCACCCGTTATCAGCCTGAGTTCATCAGCTGATTGCATGGCTGAAATAAACCAGCCGGTAGAAATGTCAGCCGGTAGCAACATCACTACGGCCTGAGACTGCGCCCGGGATTGCTCAGCAGCCTTTTCCACCCACGGCCCAATATCGGAATAGGGCGGGTTACACCAGATCGCCCCGTATGACGCCCATTCGCTGTTCAGCGAGTCATCCATCTCAGTGAGATAGTGAGCGCATAGCGCGTTACTCTCAGAGGCTGCAGCATCCAGCCAGAAGCCAAACTCGAGATCGAGCGCGTTGAAAATTTCAATCGGCGTTTGCCAGTAGTCACGTTCATTTTTTGGAGTTTTCGATCCGCCATAATCAGTCATTGCGCACCTCTTTTCGTGTCTGCCTTTCTCATGCGGCTTAAAGTCCTGGATACCGACGCAACGCTGCGGCCCATCTTCATTGCGATGCTTTTATGCGACTCGCCGGCAGCGCGCATTTCAGCAACGAGTTGCTTCTCTTCTGGCTTCCATGGCTTATAGACAAACGCTGTGCTGATGGAGTAACTCTGTGCCAGGCGGTAGAAGTTCGCCTGGCTAATCCCGAGCGCATCCGCTGCGCGACAGGCAGGCATGGTTCCGGCTACGGCGCGGAATTGCTCTGGTGTGATGCTCTGCTTATTCATTGGGCCTCCAGAGGTAACCTGTAAATTCCGTTATTTACTTAATAATCAGAGACGGCTTACCGAGCTTTATTTGCGCCCCTGGCACTTCCACCCCGGCTTCGATCTGATGCTTAATGGCCAGCTTGTCAGGCTTGATATTCGTCTCGTATTCGACGAATTGAGGAGGCAAAATGCTGGCGTCCGTAATCTCTACTGATTTAGATGGCGCCCTGACCGTAACCTGATGAATCCCAGCTTTAAGTGATTTTTTTCCTGCCGTTTCAAGAGATTTAGCGACATAATCCTTCATGCTTGCCACTTTGCTTTCAGCTGCTTTAGCGCGTTCGGCAAGGCACTTACTCTCTTCCTTTAACGCTTCCGCATAAGCAGATTCGTTTTTGCAGATAGCAAGAATCTGTTCCACTTTTGCTTCCAGCTCCCACTCAATCCCATCCAGAGTGTCGGCTATCATTTCAGGCTCCATACCGGAGTCAGTCAGCTTGGCGAAATCGTTGGCGATCTGATAAAGAGCTGTCATTGGGTAACCTCTTCGAATTTGGCTTTACACTTGGCGTAAACAGCCTGAACCTCTTGCTGCAGCCGCATTCCAGCAGTCATCTTGTATGCCGCCTGAAAATGGGTTTTGAGAGCATGCATGTTTGCTGCCTGCTTCATGTCTTCACATAGCGAGTGGACTGAGTTGATAAGCTCTTGCTCAGCATTTTCTTTCGACTGGATAACTTCACTTTCAGGCGTGTATTGCATAACCGGCTCGGTAAAAATGCCTTCGCTCTCGTTGAGCATGTCCACTGCATTATCGAGCCGGTCAGCGCGCGGCCAGTATTTATAGGCGCGCTTCACGATTGTCTTTCTGGCCATCTCAGACCAGAAATTGACCCATGGGCCTTTTGGTGATGTGCCGGCTTTGCTTACCTTTCTGATTTCTTCAATCTCGGCGAGGCTCATCTCTTCAGTCAGATAGTCGCCGTCTGATGTTTTAACAGTGCAGTAGCCACCGATAACGGCTCCGCGCTCTTCAGGAGTGGCAAAAGGGTTGTATTTGTGGGCCGGAGCTTTATCGAGGCCAACGGTTTCGTAAGCGTCACATGCATGAACCAGCTTGCACTGACCCCACTTAATGACCCCGGCTGATTGGGCTATATGCAAAAGGCCCATATAGCTGATATCAAGGCATACCATTCCGTCACGCGGGACGAGATAAGCCAGTTTTCTTGCAGGATTTAAGCTGATACCGACCGCAGCTACGTTAATGATCGCGTTCTGAGCACTGACCGGGTTGCTGATTGCCGTTTGCGCCAGCTTGTCATTGCGCTGGAATAACTGAATCGCAAACTGGCATTCCTTTGCCCACGTCAGGCTCTGGTCAGTAAGGGCATTGGTAAACAGCGACTCTTGCTGCTTAACGAATTGAATAAGATCGAAGCTCATGACCCCTCCTTAAAACGGGCAGCCGGTGCGGTGATCCCAGTCGTATTCCGCCTGGGCGTAAGCTACTGCCGAGATGAGATCGTTATATGCCTCGCCAGCTGCATCGCTGCGGAGGCCTTCGTATGGACTTTTGTCCATCGGAACAGAGAAGCGGAACAGGCCTGACGGATCTTTAGGCAGGGCGTCGATAATTTCCTGCGCCCGGTCGTCAATCCACTTTTGCTTCTCTTCGGTGAGCGTTTGCTCGGCCCACTTACGCTCTTCGATCACGTCGTATGCGCGGTATGCGTTCATAAGCACCTCAGTAACTGATACCGGTATGAGGAATGCGGCCGTCTTTAACCGCGGTGTGCACCTCGATAGCCTGATCCCGGGTAGAATTAGTTATTTCTGACATGACTTTTCCTGCAAAGTATTAATATTAACAATCTCGTTATTCGCAAACTTACCATGATATTTCTCGCGAGCTTTTATTACTGCTAACATGGCTTCTTCAAGGTCCATAAATGAACCAAAATAAACAGTTTGTTTATTTGCTCTGCATCGAGCATGCCATCTCTTATCTTTTTTGCTCCAAGAAACACCTTTAACTCCGGATGCGCTGTTTTTTTGATGTTTTTTGTTGTGATTATTACCAGATCTTGATGCTTCTCTTAGATTTATCAGTCTGTTATCTGATTTTTCTCCATTTATGTGGTCTATTTCATTTTCGGGCCACACGCCATACTCATACAGCCAAGCAAGGCGGTGAGCAAGATATGCTTTATTTTTAATCCTTATTCTTATATACCCATGCTTAGAAGTTGTGCCAGCAATGCGTCCAATTGCCTGACCTCCGGATGATGCATTCCTGCGAAAAACTCCAGTCTCTTTATCGTATGTAAGCAAAGCCCTTAACTCATTTGAATTAATCATTTTTATATTCCAGATAAATTTTATTAAATTATCTTAATAATTAATTTTTGTTGCCTGGCTCGATTACCGGCTGAGACCTTGTCCCAACCCGTTCAGATAAACTTCAACCAGCAAGTCGGTTGTGTAGGTCCGCTCAATCCCGCGATGCAGGTACAGGCGGCCGCGTTTATTTGCTGATGCTGTCCAGGTGCTTTCCCGATGCTTAACGAGCATCCCTGGGAGAACGGCGCCGCGGTTAACGGTCTGTGTCCCGTAATGATGACTAACCATTGAACACCCCCGTAACGTGCAGAATTTTGATAATCAACGCTGTCCAGATAACGCCGCAGATCAGCAGGCAGTAAATCAGTGAACGAATGCCTTGTTTGCTCATTTGCCACCCCAGCACGGATAGCTAACTACGAGGACTGCAACCAAAAACGGAACGACCTTTAACCAAAAATTACGCCATGCAGGCTTGTCTTCTTCGCGGATCATCTCTTCACCTTTGCCTTAAAGCCGGCCAGCTGAGCGTTGTTACGATTACCCGGCGTTGCCGGTGTTGTTTGGATGAGATGATAATGTACTAATGGTTCATCAATGTAAAGTACCAAAAGTACATTTTTAATTTGGAAATAGTTCATTTCAATGTAAGTCAATGAACTTAAAGTATATTTATTTTACGTTTTGTTTTTGGTGATGGTTGTTTGGCTGTGGAGCTTGCACTGGATGTGCTGATGCTGAGGGAAGAGTAGGGCACTAAAACCCGGCGCGATGGCCGGGCTTCAGGAGTGAAGAACCTTGATGACGATACCAGAGGCAATAGAGACAATTGCCAGCACTGAACCAATTGTCCAGATTATTTGAGAGACTTTGGCTTCTGCGATTTTTTTATCAACAGCGTCAGAAGATGGTTTTTTTGCTAATGATTCTTTTATGCCATCAAGGCGCTCAAGGATTACAGCCGTGTTTTTATCAACTACTGCAACAGTGTTCTTCAATTCAGTAACATCAGATTCAATGTGAGACACTTTGGCCTCAAGAACCGCTAGACGCTGCTCCATATCACCACCTCCCCCATTGCCGTCACTATGCTTTAAAGTATGCACATTGAACTCTTCATTGGCAACAGGTTGTACTCTGCGAAGATAAGCGGAATTCGACATATCAAATTTTCCATTCTTTTGATAAATAGAAAAAACACTCACTGCTATGAACCATGTTGCTTTTTTCTTGCTTGTCGTCCATTACATGT